TGTGTTGAAGAAACAGTAGGAGATATAGACGGAGCATCATTAACTAAACTTTGTATACTACCTAATAAATTATTAGTAATAGTACCTATTTGGTTTATTGAACTTATTGTAGATGGTGGTGGTTGAGATAGTTTAAGGTCTTTTAATAATACTAATCTATTTTCACTAGTAGGAGTAACAGCAGTTACATACTCATATTTATTTTCAAACCGTTCTAAAACATTTACATCTATTCCAGCATTAGGATTTCTTATTCCTGTTCCAGCATCGGCTATTTGGGTCATTAAATTACGACCATCACTATATGCTTGATTTGCAAAAACCCCACCCGATTGTGCCATTGGCATTCTTGGGTTAGATAGCATTAAACCTGCTTGTTTATCTAGGAAAGCTTGACCTCCAGGATAAGATAATAAAAACCGATCTATTCTAGCAAAATCTTCTCTTGCTGCAATTTCTTCATATGAACCCCCACGAATTGGATAATCCAGACTAAGTGCCTGTGATGTTAAAGAATTTAAATTATCGATACTATCAGGTGCAACTCTTTTGATCCAAGGTTGTCCTGAGTAACCGCCACCTCTAATATCTTTATCGTATTTTAAAAATTTCGATTGATATTGAAAACTTTGGGGGTTACTATAAATATCTAATAATGATCCAGAAGGGGATATTGCCATTATCGAGGTATGTTATCTACGTATCTTGTTTCACCTATTGCTTGACCATCTAATTCTGAATCTATTAATGGATTTTGGAATTTTAATGGTGCTGGACCTTTATAAGGAAGTGGTGGGTTATTAGTTGCAGAGGTTATATCATGTAATGTAGACTGAGCTTGAGCTGCAGCAGTAGGTACTACAGGGGCACCTGTTCCATCTGGACTATAGGCAGATGTTAATTGTTGTCCTAATATTGAATTTTTCATAATTAATGTGTTTTATCTATTATAAATATTTTAAACTGAGTATTTCCTTGTACTCATTGCTAATGGGGCTTGTATTCGGTTTGATACTTTAGCTCCATCTAAATTAATTTGAGCCCTAGAAGCACCCGATTGTATTGCGTTTGCTAATTTTTCATAATCAAGTGGTGTAGAATCATTTCTTCCTCCTCCTCCACCACCTAAATTAGTACCAGCTATAACAGTATCATTATTATTTAAAGCAATAGAACCTTCAGGACCAGATAAAATACGACTACCATATCCTTTAGGAGAAACCATATCATCTGCTTTGGACATTATACCAGAAGCTATTGCTCCTACTGAAACAGCTGCTATAATTCCAGCTGCTGCTACGTATGGATTTTTTAAGGCACTAAGAGCAGCACTAGCAGCATCATTTTTTAATTGGTTTTTACTTGTTAATACACCAATTCTTTTTAAAACATTTTGTGCTACAAGTGCTAAATTCATAGCTTTTACACCAGCAGTAACTGCAAGTATAATTGGGAGAATCAATTCACTAGATGATAATATATTTGCAAATGCAGCGGCTGGTCCCGCTAAAGCTTCAGACATTTTAGATATTGAATCATTAAATTTATCTTGTAAAGTTTGACGTTTAAAATCAGCAGCTTCTTTATCTTTAATCTCGGAAGCACTCATCCCAGCTAACAAAGCTTGTTCTTGTAGGGAAGCAGCTAATTCATCTCTACTTAAACCAATAGCTTTAGCTACTGCTTCTTGTTCTATTCTATTAGATTTAGAAAAGGATTCTTGAGTAATTCCTTGATTAGTTAACTCTTTTGTTACTCCTGCTAAATCATTAGTTAAAGCAAAATATCTTGCTCGTTCTAAATTTAATTGTTTACCTGATATGACTTCTGCTTCAAATTCGGCAGCAATTGAACTTTCAATATCTAATAAACCTCCTGCTATTTTATCAACTTGACTTAAATTTAATCCTAATTCCTTAGCATCAGAAGCTGCTTTAGCTAATGCAACATTACTATTTCCAAATGAAGTTGTTATTGATGCAGATAATTTAGCTATATCTTGTAATATTTTTTTCTGAGAAAATGCGGGGTTAATAGCTCTAATAGCTTGATCAGCTCCATCTTTTAAATTTTCACCACTTATTTGGGCATTACGAGCTAAAACACCAGATTCAGTTGCTGATAAGCCCATGAATTTAGATAACTCGGCTGCTTCTTGAATATTAATTTCATCAAATGCATGTCCTGTATTAAAACCAAATTGTTCAGTTAAAGAATTAACTTGTTTTAAATAATCAGCAGTTAATACTAAAGAAGTATTATATTCGTTTGATCTTCTAACAACTTCTCCAGTAAGTCTTTGAGATTCAACTTGTGCTTCATTTATAGCACTAAATTGTTTTATAAAAGATGTGGCGAGTGCTGCATTTACTGCTAAATTAGCATTACCAATTGTAACTTGTTCTTTTAATTTAGAAATTACATTCTTCTGTAAACCTATTTTATCTACTAAATCTTTATTTTCTAGTTTTAATTGTTTTGCTCTTATAGTTCTACCATCTATTTTATCAAGTTCATCATTATTAAGTGCTAGTGACGCTCTATTTGCTTTAGTTAAAGCTAAAGCTTCCCCAAAAGGGTTGTTAGCTCCTATAGATTTTAATAATTTATCTATAACAGCAAAGGCTGTACCTGCGCCCCCTAACTCATCATTAATTTTAGATTGTATATTCTGAAGAGCAGTAAATTCTGCTTTTTGATCTTCTGCAAATTTAATTGCATCTTTTGATCTTAGTTTTTCATCATCTGATAGCTTAACCCCATTCCTTAAAAGTGCATTTCGAGTTACATTTAACTTATTAATTTTAGCATCAATACCTGCCTTAGCTCTTAATAATTCATTTTCTTTAACAGAACCATCTCTTAATTTTGATTGAATATCAACTAATAAAGAAGCATTATTAGCTGTTGATTTGATGTTGTTTTTAAAACTTTGAAGTAGGGATTTTTGGGCATCATCTAATGTTGAAGTTTCAGCTTTTAATTTTTCTCCAAAACTGGCAGCAATGCTAGTTAATGCTTCTTGGAATATAGCAGCAGTTTCTTCTCCTAATCCCCTTAATTCTTTTTTAATATCGTCGGTTCCTTCAGCCATTACATAGAGTTTATCTAATATAAATATGAAAAGTGCCTACTTTTTAGTAGGCACCGTTGCATTATATACATTACTTGGTTTAATATCAGGTCTTGATATCTCTTTATTATTTTTTAATGTATTAGAACTATTATTTTGAGCTTCGTTTTGTTTTTCAAAATGTTCTTCTATTTTTTTAAAAGTAAAATTTCTTAACCAAATAGGCATATCATATAAAGTATGCCAATCATAACCACCATTACCATGGAATACGATTTCATGAATTTGACTAAACAAATTTTGCCTATAACTAGGCGTCAGGCCAAAAAAAGTTAAGACCTATGGGGATGTTGATGTCCTCCTCGCCATCTTCCCCGTGATACTTCAACTCAACATCTGGTGATATTTTTCTTATTTCTTCTCTTAGTGCTCTAGAATCTTTAGCTAATAAGTAATTATCAACAAATTCTCTAATTGTTTTTTTCTCACTATCTCCATCAATAGATGTTATAATATATTTTAATCTAGTTGATATTTCGGGATTTGAGCCTGGTCGTATTTTGTTTTGACCTGCTACTTCTTTTGAAATAGCTACTTCATCTCCATGAGTTAATAACTTATATGTAATAAGTTTATTTGTTGTAGGTAATGTAAAATTAAATTCATTTATACCTACCTCTCTTAAATCTTCTTTTTTTAAAACTTTATCATTTAAAGTAGTTAAATCAACAGTAAAATCTTCTAATTCATTTGTAATTTTACTTGATGCTTTAAAACTATAATCTTTACCATACCCTAATACGCGAGAAGCAATTAATAATGCATTTTTATCTCCTATTATAATATCCTTATAATCAACTTTAGATACAATTAATGATTCAAGAAGTTTATCTAAAACTATTCCTTTTGAAATATAATTTTGGTTAGTAAGGATATCTTCCTCTCTAGCCGTCATATACTTCATCTCAATTTTACCTGATGATAGGGGATTATCTTTAGGATAAATTAACCCTCTGGAAGGTAGATCAACTACCTCTGTAGGGAATTTAAACTTTGGTTTTTCTGTAACGTTTTCCATTTAATAACTATGTTTTGTGGATATAAATATATAAAAAAGGAAAAGGTGCTCAAAAGAGCACCTAATCCAGGGGTAGGAGGGGTAAAAAGTTATTAGAAGTTTAATATACAATAATCCATTGCAAGAGTTAAACTTAAATCAATCGCGGCTTCATTAGCCCAATCGTATTCTCCAAATGTTGCGTTTTTAACATAAGCTCCTTTAATTACCCATTCTCCGACGATATCGCCAACAGGTCCTAGGATGTCTAATGTTAAATCTTTTTTATAAAAATCAGAATAACCATCTCTTCCGGTTACTGATTCGTGTGCTAAACGAGCCCATTCCATTACTGCCTGAGCACCTGATGGAGTTACGGGGTCGTATAAACCGATTGTCATGTCATTCCAACGTACTTTACCTTTTACCTTACGGTAAACGTTGATATGGTCCAATATGATTTCACCTGCTTCATATCCCGGAGCACTCGCTGATTTTATTAAATAAGATGGTAATCCATCAATATACATTATGAACCTGTTTTGTACTTTAGGTTCGAATGCGGTGAACATTATTTCGTTTGGATCTATTACTGCCATGTTATTTTCTGTTTATTATAAATATTGTCTATTTAGTTTTTTTAAAACTCTACTCCTGTTGGAGTAATGTTAAAGTCTAAGATGATAAATTCAGCTGTTCTAGTTGGTTGGATAAATATCTGGCCTACCATTTGATTTCTGTCAATTACATCAGCTGTATTGTTAGCTGCATCCATCTGCACTCTATAGGCGAATAATCCTTGTCTTTGTTGTACTGATTCTAAATAAGGGTTAACTTGATTTATGAATCTGTTTCTTGTAGCTGAAGTGTTTTGTTCAAATAATAATCCTTCTGCTACGTTTCCAATTACACGTTTAAGTTCAATTAACAATCTACGAACATTTACTCTATCTAGAGATGTTGCTTTTGATTGTAATGTTTTCTGACCAAATATTACTGGTCCTTGTCCTGGGAACGTTGCTATTGGATTAACTTTTCCTAGATATAAAGTATCTCTATTAGTTGGAGATAATTTTCTTTCTGCTTGAATTGTTCCACCAACACCACCTCTATTGAATCCAGCGGGTGCGAACCATTCAGCTCCTAATCTATCGTTTGTTGCATATACTCCAGGTATTACTGTTGAAGCAGGTACATATACTAATTTACCTGTTTCGTTTGATAATACTTGAACCCATGGCCAGTAAGTAGCTGCATAACTTGAATCTTGTGTTGCTGCGTTAGTTACAACGGCTGATATATTTGATCCGTAATTTACAGAATCAATTATTGTCATTGAATCTCCTCTATTTTGAACTGTAGAGATTAATGATGTAACAGTTCCAGCTCCATTTTGTGTTGTAACACCAGGTGCTACTAATAATTCGTAATCGTATTCATCTTGATTTTCTAATAAAGCAATTGAAGCTGTATAGTAAGCAGATTCTAAACCTTGAATACTTGCAACATTAATATCTTCAAACATTGCTAATTTAGTATTCCCATTAGCACCACTTCCATATACTTTACCTTTAGCTCCTGTAAAAGAACCTTCTTGTAAGTGGTTTAAATAACTACCACTACCTATTTTTGGTAAAGATGATGTAAATTCTGGTTTAAAATTACCTTCGTTATCAAAATAATTAAATGTAGGACTATTTACAGCAGATACTCTTATGTATCTACTATTGTTTATAAAAG